TCTTCTTCTACGGTACAAACTTCTTCTGTTTTGTTATACCCAAACGTTAATAGCAGATATGTTTTGACAGGGGCATTTAGCTTAGATTTTCATATCAATCCAAGATATAATACTCTCGATTCTTCAGGACATTTTAAAGCAGGAACAATTTTTCATTTATCATCAAGCTATGTCTTGTCTTTGATAACTGGATCTGCAAAAAGCTTAGATGGTAAACCTTCTGGGTTTAGATTGCAATTACAGCTTGATAGAAGTTCGAATTTTTCTCCATCCACTGTTTCAAATGCATTTTCATCACCAAAAGATCTTATATTTTTATCAGAAGATAATTCTCTTAAATGGAATAACTGGCATCACGTTGTCGTAAGATGGGGTACAAATTCAGTTAATCATGGAACGGGCTCATTTATAATAGACGGAATCCAAAAAGGAACTTTTATCGTACCTTCAAGCTCATTATCAACCCCTGCATCTTCTGCAGCTTTATGCATCGGAAACTATTATGAAGGAAACAATCTTGGCAATAATAACACCACAAGATTTTTTGGCAACCCGCCTTCACGCAACGAAGGAGTTTATCGATTTACCACTTCAAACGTAAATTATCCAGATGTTTTTCAATTTAATCATCCTCTCCAAGCTGAAGTTCATGATCTTTCTATTAAAAAGTTTTATGTTACGGATGATGACATATTAACTTCTGGCTCAACTGGAATAACTGATTTAAGAAATGTAGCATTTTATGTTCCTCCATTTTTTACGTTAGATTCAGATGTTAGAGGTAATGTAACTCCAGGTTCAAGTAGGACCGTTGGTGTAGTTTATACTCCTGCAATCGCTTCAGTGGGAATGACGACAACACCATTTAGTACTCCTATGGCTTTCGGTGTTGATGGCCATTATATTAATACAGAAAACTTCTTAAAAGATTTTGCTTCGAATTACAGGCCTAGACAATTATTCTTATCAGCAACATTAGTAAGTGTTGGTTCAAACCTCTCAAAAACAGCAAACGAAATCCTGTATAGCCAACCAGCGGTTAGAAAAAGAAATTTGATGATACTTCCGTGTGACGATGGAAACTTTTATCCTGATTATGGAGTTTTATCGGCATCATCATTTAGTGTTAGTTATTTTAGTGCTTTGTCTTCATACAGTTTAAGTAAAGATCCTAAACGTATAGTCTATGTCGACGACTTGGGGAATCCGATGGAGGGATTCATAAACCTTAATAACATGGTATATACCGGCTCTAGGTTTGATGATCCTTATACACAGTCCATAGAAAATGATCCATTAGATAAGTTTAAGCTTTCAGAAGATGTATACATCAATGGAGAAAATGGATTTTCTCCGCAATATCCAACCCTTAGTCCACCTTCAGGCAAAAAGATGGATACAAACTTAGATCAAATTACAAAAGCTTGGGACCTTCCAAATTTGCTTTATGATACCCAACAACAAAGCCTTTTTGCAATTCCATTTAAAACGCAAGATGCATCATCTAATCAAGTCGTTTTCTTTGATATTAGCAATTTATTTTATGGAACAAGAATTTTGCCAGGAAGCTTTTCTATAACGGATTCTAATTTATCAGGTTCAGGCGGGGCAATTAGCATAACAATAAAAGATGATGGAAATGGAACTCTATATCGAGCGGATTCTTTGACATCTCATTGCATGTGGAATTCAGTTGGAACAATTTTTTATAATGAAGGTATCGTTGTTATCAAGAATCCTCACTTATATTTCTTTGGCGAAAATCAGTATGAAATGTCGTTTAAGGGTGAACAAAATATTCACGTTTTACGTTTGGATACTCTTGCTCCAACGAATTATTTAAATTCTTCTTCAAATCCGACTTACAAAAACGTACCATCGACAAATAGACCGAATGAACCAGATCCAAATTTCGTTTACATAACTGGTATTAATTTTCATGATGATAATTTAAACGTAATCATGAAATCGCAATTGGCACAACCGATTATGAAGAGATTTTCAGATAAAATACTCTTCAAGGTTAAATACGATTTTTAACATGCCAAAAAAGATTCGTAAAAAGAGACGTCGTAAACGTAAAAGTCATTATCATAGAGGAACCCATGTTTCTCCGATAGCGGGAGAATGCAAGTATCGTTCGGGATGGGAACAAAAATATATGGTGTATCTCGATGATAATCCAGATGTCACTTCGTGGTCGTACGAAAAACTAGTCATCGAATACGTTTCTAATAAAAAAACAAAAAAGATTAGAAAGTATTATCCTGACTTCCAGATCGAATACAAGGACGGAAGAAAAGTCGTCATAGAAATTAAACCTTCTCGTAGGTTATTGCAAGCTTCGATTATAAAAAAAACAGAAGCTGCAAAAGCGTGGTGCCAAGTTAATGGAATGACATACGAAATATTGACTGAAATAGAATTAAAAGATATTGGACTAATTTAAAAAGATTTTACTTATGCCATTCTAGATTAAGAATCTATTGATATGGCTTATCATGGGTACATTCCGTTTATTAAACATACTTTGTCTAAGATACAATTTCCAAAAATCTTAGAAGTTGGTCTAGATAAAGGTATAACCACCATACCAATAATCGCTTTTTTATGTAGAGCTCACGAAAAGTTTAAATTCATCGGTATCGATGTTTTGCTTCAAGAATCTTTATTAATAACGTTACAAAACATTGATAAACTACAAACGCAAGAAGTGACGTTATGCCAAGGTAGTAGTTTGAACGTGCTTCCTAAATTAATCGAGACTTCTAATAAATTCGATATTATTCTTCTTGATGGAGATCACAATTATTACACTGTTTCGAAGGAACTATCGTACATTGAAGAATTGAGCAATGAAAATACCATCGTAATTATTGATGATTATCATGGTAGATGGTCTGAAAGAGATCTTTGGTATTCAGAACGAGATGGTTTTGAAAAAATCTCTGATGCAACTAAAAAAGTTGAAACAGATAAACACGGAGTTAAACCGGCTGTTGACGAGTTCTTAAAAGAAAATCCTACGTGGGAAATGTCCATGTTATTACAAGGGGAACCAGTCATTTTACGAAAAAAGCAAATTCAAAAATCGATATTTTCTCAAGGCTTATTTGAATTATGATTTTAGGATTAGATGTTTCAACTTCAATTACGGGCGTTTGTATAGTTGATCCAAAAATTGAACCTGATTCTAAGGGATCTCAAATCTTGTATCTTGATCGTATCGAGTTTAAAAAATGTAAAACATTATGGGAAAAAGCAGATTTAGTTGCGTTCGAGTTATCTAAGCTGTTAGAAAAATTTCCTGGCAAATACAAAGTTGCTCTTGAAGAACCATTAATGGGCTTTAGGACTGGAATGTCATCTGCATCAACAATTACAACTTTGATGAGATTTAACGGTATCGTTTCATATATCTCTAGAGAAATATATAAAGTTGATCCTGTTTACATCGCATCATCGTCTGCAAGAAAACTTTGTGGAATCAAGATGCAAAAGACTTCGATCGCAGGAATGAGTGGTAAAGAACAAGTTTTTAAATATATGTCAGAAAATGACTTAAAACACGTCATATGGCCAACGAAAAAGAATGGTGAAGCCGTTGATTGGAGTCGCGATGCGACAGATGCTTATGTAATAGCTAGAGCAGCAACGATTTTATCTCGATGAAAAATTAATGTTTGATAGATTACAATCGAATCGTGGTCGTTTCTTTAACGGACAAGATTAAATTTTACGAGTCGATATTCGGTCGAGGAAGAATTTCAGGAAATGGAAAAAACTTCGACGTTCGATGCCCTATTTGCGCTCCGACAGATCCGAATAAGAAAAAGCTGGCCATTCGAACAACAGATGATGCCAATCATTGTTGGACATGCGGCTGGAAGGCCCGTAGCCTTGTTCCTTTATTACGAAAATATGGGACACAGGAACACCTAAGTTTTTATCTTGAATTAACTGGACGTGGCAAAGAATCAAATTTAGTAACTGCGACCGTAGAAACCATTCAAAAAATAGAATTACCTAAAGATTTTAGACTATTGACGACATGCAATGATATGGATCCTGATGTTAAGGCAGCATGGCGTTACGTTTATTCTAGAGGGTTAACAGATCGCGATGCTTGGTATTTTAAGTTCGGCATTTCTGACGAACATAGGTGGAAACGCCGCGTCATCATGCCATCGTTTGATTGCGACGGTAATTTAAACTACTTTGCGGCAAGGGCTATAGACAAAGATAGAAAACCGAAATATGACAATCCCGATGTTGATAAGAATCCAATTGTGTTTAATGAGATTAATATCGATTGGTCGAAACGACTGGTTCTTTGTGAGGGACCATTCGACCTAGTCAAATGTCCAGAAAATTCGACTGCTCTATTGGGTTCAGATCTAGATGAACGTCATGAAATCTTCAATAAGATATTAACGCACAATACGCCCGTTGCCTTGGCTCTTGATGGAGATATGTGGTGTAAAAAAACGCCAAAGATTGCAAAAAAGTTGCAAGAATATGATATCGACGTAGTCGTCGTTGATGTAAGACCGTGGGGTGATCCGGGCAGCATGTCTAAAGCAGAATTTGAAAATGCTTTAAACGAAGCGAAGCCCTTGTTTTGGGAAGATTCATTTCTTACGAAACTTGATAAATTCGTATCATCAAGTTTTAGGTTTTAAACATTTATACTTTTAAATGCTATATTCAATCAATTAAATGGTAGTAATAGCTCATATAGCAGATATTCACTGGAGAGGATTGAGTCGCCACGATGAATATCGTGAAGTATTTTCTTCGTTTATTGAAGAATGTAAAAAGAATAAAGCCGACTACATCTTCGTCGGCGGAGATATATTTCACACGAAAACTACTGGAATTTCTCCTGAATATATTGAACAATTAACGTGGTGGTTAGAGTCGATGGCGGAGGTCGCGCCTGTCCACTTGACATTAGGAAATCACGATGGTAACTTAACGAATCTATCTAGGCAAGATGCTGTATCACCCATCGTTCAAGCATTAAATAATCCCAGGATTCATCTCTACAAAAAAAGCGGAGTGTACGAATTTCACCCTGGATTTAATTGGTGCGTTTATAGTTTATTCGATGAAGAAGGATGGTCATCAGTAAAGCCAGAATTGAATAAGATTAACATTGCTTGTTATCACGGACCAGTGTTAGGTTCTGTTACAGAATCTGGATGGGAAATTGATGAATCACAAATAAAAGTTGATTTTTTCAATGAATATCCTTACGTTTTTCTAGGTGATATTCATCAAATGCAACATTTGGGTTATCGAGAGACAATTACTGGTGAGAAAAAACCGTGGATTTCATATCCTGGTACTCCAATTCAACAAAATTATGCCGAAGATCTTACGCATGGTTATTTGTTATGGGAGATAATCGATCAAAACAATTGGGATGTAGCATTTAAAAAACTTCCTAATCCCAAACCATACGTTACCATTCAGTGGAATGGTTCTCAAGATGATTTCTTAAATGAAGCTAAAAAATATCCTAAATTATCAAGATTTAGAATTAAATCTCAATTAGAGTTAGGCCAAGATGAAATAACGTTTTTAAATGACGTATTAAAGACTTCATACTCAGCAACAGAAGTTACATTTAAGTCAGAATATAAAGTAGAAACTGAAAAAATCAAAGCTGGCTCTACGACAATTGCTAAATCAGACTTAACTTCTCCTGATGTAATTCTAAGTTTGATTCAATCGTACTGCAAGGATAATGGAAATCCTGACGTTGATTGGGATTCAACATCAACACAAATTAAAAAGTATATGTCTGCAGTTGCATCATCTGATGATTATGCAAAAGGCTCTAAATGGTCTCTTCGCCATTTAAAATGGGACAATACTTTTGCTTATGGTGAAGACAACGAAATCGATTTTTCTAAACTTAATGGAATCGTAGGAATATTTGGTCCGAATAGGACAGGAAAATCTTCTATTGTTGGGACCATGATGTATTCGTTATTCAACACGACGGACAGGGGGTCTCTAAAAAACTTACATGTATGTAATATTAGAAAACCGCATTGTTATGCCCGTGCTGTTTTCGATCATAACAATAACACCTACATTGCAGAACGTCAAACAGTTAAATCAGTAAACAAGAAAGGCGTCGTGAACGCTTCAACATCATTGAATTTTTATCGAATGAGAGATGATGGAGAAGTAGACGACTTGTGCGATGATTTGAGGACTGGGACTGAAAAAGCTATAAGGGGTCTTGTTGGAACTCATGAAGACTTTTCGTTGACCGCTCTGTCTGCCCAAGGAGATATTAACGCATTTATTTCTCAAGGGTCAACGAAACGAAGAGCATCATTGTCTAGGTTTTTAGGATTAGAGATTTTTGATAAAATGTTTGAAATGGCTTCAAAAGATCTCAATGTATTTAAAGGACAATTAAAAAACTTTCCTGAAAGAAATTGGGATGAATTAAAAACATCTCATGAAAAAACTACTTTTGAGTTATCGTCGAAAATTGATGAATTAGCATCATTGATTGCAGATGCTCAAAGCGAAACATCTGAGCTACGTTCTCAACTTGCAGAACATAAAGGTCATAAACCAGTAACTGTTCATGATGTTGAAATTCAACAACAACGAGTTAAATCTTTAAAAGAG